AGGAAATATATTTGACAAAATAAGAAAAGCATCTAATAAATACATAGAGTATATGATTGCTTGTGATGATATATCCAAAGAAGCACAAAAACATATAGATTGGGATGATAATGTTTCATGTGAATATTATCCGTCTGATGGAATATGTATAATGATAGACGAGCATGTTTGTTATGCTAATACATTCTTTGGCTTGGTAGAAGAATCAGAAAACGGTATGATTGATAGGAAAACATATATGAGAAATTGTATTTGATTATGGAAATAAAGAACGGAATAATAATAGACGGGGTGTTGCATGAATTGTGCGTTGGAATATGTGATGAGTGCTCATTACAAAATGAGTGCGATGATAGTTCAGAAATCATTTGCGATATAGCTTATGAAAACCCAAACATGGACCAGTGCTTTGTCAGTCGTGGGAAAGTAACGGAGATTAAAACGAAGGAGGAAAAGAAATGAAACAGGTGTTATCAGTTGAACAGATGAAACATTTGCAGAAGATTGGGTTTGATACGAGCGATGGGAGCATGTGTTTCGAGTGGAGTGAATCAGATCCAGATAACATGGTTGTAACCTCTTTGGATGCCGATACGAATTACGACTATTGTCGTACAACTTACACCTTGCAGGACATTCTCGATAAGTTGCCTTGCTTCATCGGCAATCAAGTGCTTACCATCCAAAAACTTGCAGATAGCTATACATGCTTGTATATGGAATATTATACTAGGTCTATGATAAAGATTACAGAGAGTAAAGAACTCATTGATGCAGCCTATGAAATGCTGTGCTGGTGCATCGAAAACGGATATGTTAAAGTTGGGAAGGAGGAATAATTATGGGATTTACAACACCGTGCTTTATACGCAAAAACACACCGGAGCTTCGGAGAGGGCTGGAAGAATTGGGATATGAAATACTTAATTTTGGTAATACAACCTTAGATGCACATAATTATGACGGCAATGGAAGTCATAAAAGCATTGAAGAAGGAAGAGCAATCATAACATCTTATGGGAATTTATATGGGGTGATATATGATATAGATACCGTAACCAAGAAAGGAAGGATTGATTGCGGAACGAATGAGGAACTTTTCCTAGCTATCGCTGCATTGAGGGATGATACAGACAAGTACCAATGGTTTACGGATGGGAATAAATGGATTATGTGTCCTACAATCAAGTTTTCTACCTATTGGGTTTACAATGATGTTGACGTGAATTTGGACGTCATTCACAAGGCTACCGTAAACGAACTGATTGAACATTTTAAAACAAAGGAGGAACAATGAAAGCAAGAGTAAAATCAACAGGAGTTTTGGTAGATGTAACTCCCCAATTAAACATCAACTCTCAACATAGCAAAGATTATTTATATGTATGCGATAACATGGTTTTCAAGGAATGCGAACTTGATTTTTCAGCTATCGACTGGGAACAGAGGCGATATGAACTAGCGAAAGATATTATTAAGGCTGTTATAGCAGAAGATCGTGGGGGTGATTCTGATGCAATCGTTAAATATGCGGTTAATTGCGCTGATGCACTAATTAAAAGATTAAAGGAGGTGAATAATGAATAGCATACAGACACAAACACTTTCCATTAACGGAGATGGAGGTGGTGAAGCGTATATTGACTTTTGCGATGGACAATTATGTGTTTCTTTATAGAAGGAAAACAGGCGGATTTTCACTTTGATCCTGTTACGTTAGGGATGTTTGCCCATGCTTATAAATTGCATTGTGAATAGTGTGAAAATAATAGAAAGAATAACTATGAAAGTGTTAAGAGGTAAAACTCCTGTCGCTCGTAAAGAGCACAGGTGCAATTTTTGCGGTGGAGTAATTTCCGTTGGAGAAAAATACAACAGACAGACCAATGTTTATGACGGTTGTGTTTATGACTGGGTATCCCACTGTGAATGTTCCAAGTTAGCCTGTGAACTTGATATGTTTGATGATTGCGATGAAGGACTTGACGATGATGGATTTATTGATAGACTTAATCAGTATGTTTACGACAATCATTATGACGATAAAATAGATGATATTGCGAAGGATTGGCAATTACCACGTTATGAATTGGTAAAGAAAGTGTTGAATGAATTAAACAAGAAATAGTTATGACCGAAGAATTTGTAACATTAGAAACAGCGAAACTGCTGAAAGAGAAAGGCTTTAATGAGTATTGCAAATATATCATTAACGATAAAGGCTTGATGATGGAAACCATATTTAGAACTAGTAAGGATTTACCTAAATTATTCTATTCTTGTCCAATACAATCCATCGCCCAGAAGTGGCTTCGTGAAACTAAGAATATTCATATATGTGTATATAACTGTGCCTGTGGTTATGGATACGAAATATCTAAAGCTAACAATGGAACTCATATAGTCAGTTCTGTTTATGAAGGGCCTAATGATGGTGGTAAATGGGATGTCTACGAAGACGCACTTGAAGCAGGTTTACAGGAAGCATTAAAACTTATATGATTATGGAAATAGCAGAATCAATATTTAAATTCATCCTTGCCTCATTAAATGTTTGTGCTCTAGCATTTACTTTAATTTTGGTAAGCAAGTGGCATATACGCATGGAGAATAAGCTGGATGATATAGAAAGATATGTCCGTCGTGTGTCAGATCGTAACGATATTGTTTTCCTTAACCAGCTCTCGGAGCTGCAAAGAAAGTTGATAAGGGAGGAACGATATGAGGAAGCCGATAAGATTGGGAAAATAATCAAGGATGAAGAAATTAAATTAGGAATAAGGAAATGAAGGAAGAACTTATAAAAGAGAAAATGCTTACAGAGTTTCGAGAATGGTTCTGTGACGGTTACTGTCAATTTTACGATATTGATGATTACTGTAGATGTTGCCCTATCAAAGACGAAAGCTGTTGGCTAAAAGGGTTTAAAAAGCCTTCAGGGAAAAAAGGAGAACGTAAACCTATCCGTTACTGTGATACATGCAAGAATTTTAAACCGGACGAAAGGGTATTAGATGATGATGAGATGGAGAAAGTAATTGAAGAATCAGCTAAACAGCACTATAGTGATCTTTGTGCGCTAAACCATCCTCTTCGGTTTAAAGTGAACCATGGTTACAGTGATTTATATGATGGTGGTTTTTATCGTAATGGATGTAAGGATTATAAAAAAATAGACAATGAATAATATTAATTTGAACGAACTACGGGATCGAGCTTATAAGACAGCTTGTGATCACGGTTTACATGATAAAGAACTTTTAAGAAAATGAATTAAATGACAAGTTTTGTTTTTATTCAGATTTTTTGTAACTTTGAATTATAATGTTTCCGTGTAAAGGAGCACGGTACGTTCTTCGGACGAAAAGACTTTTATGGGAAAAAAACTCGTAGCAAATAGAGAAAATTTCTGTCATTATTATATAGAAACAGGTAATGCTACAGATGCATATCGGAAAGCTTACCCTAATAGTATTGGATGGAAGGATGGGGTCGTTAGTAAGCGTGCATTTGAATTGCTGAGAAATCCATCTGTCGCATCCCGTGTAAATGAATTGCAGGCTGATATCTTAAAAAAGTCTGACATGAAGAAGGAAGATGCATTGCGTTTTCTTACAAATGTGGTAAATGTAGACCCTATAGATCTTCAATTAAAAAGTAAAGATACGTTTATTGTCCGTTCTCTTGATGATATACCAAAACCAGTCCGATGTTGCATCCAATCGATTAAGAATACTCAATATGGAGTAGAGATACGGCTATATAGCAAAATAGCCGCCATTACACAGATAAGCAAGATGCTTGGATGGGATGCTCCAGTAAAAAGTGATGTCAGTACCAATGTGCGCATGATAATTGGGGACGAGCAATGATAGAGATGGTGTTCTCGTATAAATTGTTTAATCCCCTGTTTTGGCATATCCGTGAGGCGATGCATGACAAGGATATCCGGTATATTATAAACAGAGGTGGTTCCTCATCAGGGAAATCTGTATCTACGACACAATCCGTGTTGTTGTCTGTATTCTCCGGAGAGGGTTCGGCTCTCGTTGTGAGAAAAGTTGGAGCCAGTCTTAAGAATACGGTATATGAAGAGTTTAAGACCCAAATGAAAGCTCTTCAATTGAGTCAGTTTTTCGCTCCAAAGGAAAATAATATAACCTGTATAAATGGTTGCAAAATCGATTTTACAGGATTGGACGATCCCGAGAAGATAAAGTCTATCACAGGATATCGCTGGATAGTGATGGAAGAGGCCACTGAGTTTGAATATGAGGATTTCACACAAATACGTTTCCGCCTACGAGGAAAGGAGGGCCTACAGATTATATGCAACTTTAATCCAGTATCAGAGGACTCGTGGATAAAAACCAAGATCCTTGATACATACGAGTGGGATGAGCATCCGAATGATTTGTACGGGAAAGTAAGATATCCGATAAAAAGGAGTTTATTACCTAAGGATTATAGCCGGATATTAGGAAAGAGATATAATAAATCTAGAATGATAGCTAATGAGCGTACGGGAAAAATGGAAAGATATCCATCGGATACGGTAGAGCTGCATTCTTCGTATAAGAACAACTTCTGGGTAGTAGGTTCTCCGGACGGGAAGTATGGATACTATGACAGACAGACGATATCTAATTACCAATGGTACAAGGATCATGATTATAATTACTACAGGGTATACGCATTGGGAGAATGGGGAAGCATTAAGACAGGAGGAGAGTTCCTGTATGCATTTGATTCAAACAAACACATAAAAACGACACACTACATTAAAGGGATGCCGGTTCATATATCAATTGATAACAATGTGCTCCCTTATATTTCAATATCATTTTTCCAGGTGGATGGAAGTAGTATAAGGCAGTTTAACGAGATATGCGCCAGTGATCCGTTCAACACGGTAACACAGGCTTCAAAAATGGCGGTAGATTACCTGAAATCAATAAGGTATAATGATATGCTGTATCTGTACGGAGATGCTTCGACAAAAAACGGGAACACTATAGACGAAGAGAAGAGATCGTTTCTTGATAAGTTCGTGGAAGGGCTGGAAAGCGATTACCATGTTGAGGAGAGGATACCGGCTTCTAACCCGTCCGTACCGATGTCAGGGGAATTTGTAAACTACATGCTCGATGGAGGCTCGGGTATGTCATTTTCGGTAGATGATGGATGTAAAAACTCGATAGTCGATTATAACAATGCCAAGAAGGACGTTAATGGAGGGGTGCTGAAAAAAAGAGTAAAGGATAAGATTACAGGACAGTCTTATGAGAGATACGGTCACTTGGTGGATTGTCTGCGATATATTACTGTATGGGTATTCAAGGATGAATATACTCGTTTCTCTTTGAAAAGGAAACGAAGTAAAATTAAACAGGAAAATAAAGATATGAGATATTTTGATATGTCTAAAAATATTCAGGGGACAAGACTTGTATATGTTCTTCCCGAATATGCCGGAAAGTTCATTATCGTTTCGTGCTATGTAAATGAGGGAATATATATAGATAATGTGACATATACAGGATCATTTGATGAGACTGTTCTCCTGTCATTTTTAGAGGGCATATCTCCTGTGGAAGTGTTGTTTGAAAGTGAGAAAAATTATTTCCCCATAGCACGGGGCTTAAGGGATAGATATGATGTCAGAATTATGCATAAAAATATGGGAACAGATGCTAGGGTATCTGCTTTTCTGGATTTTATCAAAAATAATGTGATGTTTCGTGCAGACTATGATGAGATCCCGCAATACAATGAGTTTATGGATGGAGTATTGGACTATAATGGTTCAGATGATTGCGCTGCAATTTATTCTGTAGCAGCACTGTCTTATTACGTATCGAAAAAATATAATATATAATTGGTATATTTTTTAAGATATATCAAAGCTTTGATAAAAAAACATCGGGTGTTATACAAAAAGTATTGGTATATTTTTAATATTTTCCTTCTCGTGGGTATTTTTAGGGTATTGCGAAATGATATGACTTTAATTTATCTAAACAACACGATTCAAAACGTGATTTTAAATATAGTTTTAATAAAAAAATGGCACTATAAAATATTTTGTGTAAATGGAAATACGGGATTCAGAAATGAGTCTCGTATTTTTTATTTTATACATTTGCAAAATGAAGAAGCTTATGAAAGAAAAGAATCAAGTAGTGCCTGATGAGGTTTTAAGCAAGTTTATCAGTCAGTTCAAGACAGAAGCCGATGTGAGCAAGTTTCTGAAGCAGTTGCATGCCCAAGTATTGGAAAAGATGCTTGAAGGTGAAATGGATGCCCATTTGGGATATGAAAAGAATTCTGTGATAGGAAATAACACTGGCAACTCCCGAAATGGCAGTTATCCGAAGAAAATCCAAACCGAACATGGAGAGTCTGTCATTTCTATTCCACGTGACCGTAACGGCCAGTTTGAGCCGATAGCAGTGCCTAAACATGAAAGCCGTGGACTTTCTATAGAAAAGCTCGTTATCTCCCTATATGCCAAAGGAATGAGCGTTTCTGACATAGAGGAAGAGATGCGTGAGATTTATGAAATAGAGCTCTCTACATCTGCCATTTCCATCATTACCAACAAGGTCAATCAGGCTGCCCAGGAGTGGCAGAACCGTCCCCTTGATCCTGTTTACCTGATAGTCTGGATGGATGGTATTGTCTTCAAGGTACGGGATAACGGTAAGATCATAAACAAGACCGTTTACCTTTGCGTCGGACTGAAACAGAACGGTCTGAAGGAAGTCCTTGGCATGTGGGTTGGCAAATCGGAAAGCTCTTCTTTCTGGATGGGTGTCCTGACTGATTTAAAAGCCCGTGGGGTGCAGGATATCCTGATTACCTGTACTGACAATCTGAATGGATTTACGGATACTATCCGCAGTATATTCCCTCAGTCATCCACTCAAATCTGTGTGGTACATCAGATCAGAAACTCCTGTAAATATGTGGTTTATAAAGATAAGAAAGAGTTTACGGCAGATATGAAGAATATCTATAATGCACCCAACAAAGAGGTTGCAGCCACAGAACTTGACAATCTGGAAAAGAAATGGGGAGGAAAGTATCCTTATGCTATACTTTCATGGAGAAACAACTGGGATGATTTGACTGTTTTCTTCCAGTTCCCGCTGGAAATCAGAAAAATAATCTACACAACCAATCTCATTGAAAACCTGAACGGAAAAATCAGAAAGTACACGAAATCAAAGCTTTCATTCCCTTCGGATGATGCAGTCAAAAAGACCGTTTATCTTTCACTTATGGAGATTGAGAAGAAATGGACACAGCCGATTCATAACTGGGGCTTGATTATGAATCAATTTATGCTTATTTTTGAAAACAGAATCCAGATATAAGAACAAACTTACAGCTGAATCCTGTTTCCATTTACACAAAATTTTGGACAGTGTCAAAAAAATAACCGACAATTAATGCCGGTTACCGTGATAGAATCTTATAGCCTCATTGACATATAATGATACCGATTGCTCCTTATCTAAGATAGCAGCTACATCCTCCTCTATCGTGACAAATATTTTTCTTACACCTCTAACCTTGGGACGTCTTGGCACATCATTGCTGTCCAATATCCTATATATCGTTTGCTCAGACTTTATTTCCGTATCCTTCATTATTTCCTTGATAGCCATCCCTGCTTTGTACAAGGACAATACCCTAGACTCTTGATCTAGGGTAATAGATCGTCTTCTTGCCATAATTAATATGTTTTATAACATTTATAATTTGTTGCTCGTTAATTCAAAAAGTTGCACCTTTGCATCAAACATCAACGATGTTAGTCGCACTTCGGTGCGTGGATTGAAACGACATTAAAAATGTCATTGTGGCTTAAACCACATTTTAATATTTAGGGCAGCGAAGAAATTCGTCGCCCTAACTTTTTATTTATAAAATCTCTATTTGGGTATAGTATGCATTCATCTTCCCAAAGAATGATTCTATTTTTGCTCTCTGATAAGAAGACATTTTGTTATAAATGACATTTTTGTCATCTTCTCTTAAGTAGTATTCCTTTTCATCGTCAGTAAGATTAATAACTATATTAATTGCTCTCCCACTGTATGAATCTGTAAATTGAATTTTTGTCTTCATAGTCTTACGCCGCTTATCCGTTGCCGCCGGTTCTATTATTACCTGTTGTTTTATTATCACAATGTAAATATACAACATTGTGATATAATAGCAAAACAAATCACAATATATTTTCTTGTATTGTGCAATATTTAACATTTAGACACAAAAAAAGAAAACTATATTAATTAGTTATAAGAAGCCAATGTTGAAACAAAAACCAATCTTCTTAAAAAATTGCCATTAATGCAATATTTTTTACTTGCAAGATGAATGAAGAGAATTAATAGAACGGCAAGACTGGCGAGTTTGTATTTTTATTGACAGGAAACGAATGTTATGGAATGGGATCGGAAAAACAAGTATAAAACAGATAGCTTTTATAGATTTCTACTGCCTGATGTATTTTTCCGGGGATTTTTGAGATTTTATTTGATTTTGTTTTACATTTCTACGTTTAGAATACTTCTGGTTAGCCCTTGTCAGATCCTTGATGATCGTTTCATCAAACACTTCCGAATATATCTCTGTTGTCTTGACCGATGTATGCCCCAAGAGTTTTTGGACGGTGGTTATCGGAACGCCTTGGTGAACCAAGAGAGTAGCACAAGTGTGTCTGCTGGTATGGTAGGGGAACTTCTTGCCGATATGCGCCATCCTTCCCAATTTCTGCAATGTCCGATTAGTGTCCGAATTGCAACCTAATGCAGCCAGTTGTTCGATACTGTCGTACTTCCGCATTATACCCAGTGCCTTTCCGTTAAATAATAGATATAGTGGAATATTAAGTTTCACACCTGTTTTGATGCTATTCATAACTAGCCATTCCTTTCCGTCAACTGTTACGAGATTTTTATAAGTCAATTGCTTGAAATCAGAAAATCTCAATCCGCAATAGCAGCAGAAGAGAAATGCGTCCAGTATGTGCCGGCTGTTGTTCTTCCTGTCCGGCAGTTCAAGATTCTCCAGCTTCTCCAAGTCTGCGGGCATCAAGAAGTTATGTTCCTTCTTCTCTTTCTTGATCTTGAACTTACGGAAAGGGTATGCCTCCTGTAATATATAACCTTCGTTTATTGCTTCGTTAACCAAGGTACGCAGTATTCTCATGTGTTTTCCTACCGTGTTTACCTTCAATCCTTTGTTGCGCAGAAATGCGTCAAACTCCTTTAGAAACGTATAGTTTATATCGGTAAACTCTATCACATTCCGGAATTCCTTCAAAGTGGCTACCGTGCCCAGCATATTATCCTTGGTTCCCGGTTTCCTATCTGAATTCTCTATCGTTTGTATTGCAAACTTTAAAAACGACACAACTGGTTTAATTCCCTTTTTTACAGCCTCCTTTAACGTGGAAAGGTTTGATTCAAGCCCTCTTTTCCAGTAACTAAGTTCTATAGCCTGCAACTCCAGTATTTTCTCGTATAGCATTGCATTAAGCTCATTCGATTGCGGATGGTTGATAACTTGGGCACCATCCTTACTCCAACACTCCGGCTTGAGATAGATGTTTGTTTTAAAATATGATTTCCGCTGGTTAAGATAGGCTTCAATCTGTACTAATGCGGTTCCCTGTCGATTTAACTTGTTTTGTCGGTTATAAACCAAACGGTATCTGATCTTCTCTAACATATTCAACTTTTTGTTTTTAAAGTTAAAAGAATCTTCTGTATTTACAAAATAAACCACAAAAAATGCTTCTGGGAGAACTAATGAACAGTTTGAAGCTATTCCCGTTTATGCCCAAAGGTATATTAAGTACAGACGAAGAGGTAAATAGTGCAACTGAAAGCGGAATGTATCATGTGGTCGGAGATAATGGAATTAGTGTTGTTTCCAATTATTCTATAATGATAGTTTTTAACGATGGAAAAGGATATGTAATTCAAATGACATTCCGCTTGGGAACTGATGTTGTTGGTTTCAGACGTAATTTGAACGGAGAGTGGGGAGATTTTAGAACTTTTGTATTGGCATCTTAGAAACATGGATTACCTTTGCACCGCACATGGCGTTGTGCATATCAGGATCGGGTGGCACCGGTTTGTACCGGACCACCCGTTTTTTAATCATGTCAGAAGTAGTTATCTGAGATCTTATATGTAATAAAACACAAAAGTTCCATAGTTAATGGCTGTTAGATTCTTTATTAAAATGTTACCGTTGTCAGACTCTTTATAAAGAGCTATTTTCCCACTATTAGAAGATTTATTGGTTGTAAAATAATTATCGATATTCTGTGTTATTAGCATTATATTAGATGATCCTGAATTGCAAAAAAACACACATGATGCAGATGTTGCATTAATTTTAAAACGTATTAATCCTGTATTCACACCAGTATCTATTATCTCATTTGCTCCAATATTCATTTCCTTACATTTTACCAATCTATTTTCCAACAGTTCTCCCAGTTTTGATGCAAGCGACTGCATCGTCATTTTTGCCGCATCTCCGCTACTTTGTAAAACTCTTACATTTGCAGCATCCGTCACTGTCGGAAGTTCATTCTCATACACGTCATTTCCTGTTGCCGCAGCGGCAGCAAATGTTGAAGTTTCTGACAAAGCCATAACCATTCTTGTGGAAACCATGTCCACCATTTCATCTACTGTCACATTCTGCTCGTTACCGTCTTTATCTACAGCCTTGAAGCCAACTATATTTTCAAAATTCAAATTACTCATAATATTCAATTTTATAAAGTTCTTATATAAGTTTTCCACGCTTTTGAAGTGCCGCCAACCGATTTGTACAGCTTCTTCCTGCCACCTTTTATCTTGTACCGGGAAAGGTTGTTCCCGTTATAGTTCACGGGATAATCCGGATTGCCTTCGTTGGCATACGCCTCCATTTCATACGGAATGGTATAATACGCTGAACTCGCAGGATGGCAGATAGGGTTTCCCTTGATCCACTCGACAAAATACCGCCAATAGTATTTTACCCATGAGCCGATAACCTGTGCCTGACGCAGGTGTATGGTTTCGTGCGTCAGGCTTTCCTTACCCGCATAGGTCTGCATATACCCATCTATGTTCTCCTTGTTATCGGCACGGTATATCATCCGTCCGCACCACATCATGAAACGGTATCCCTTGAAAGGATAATGCTTCATGGGAAGCAGCTCAGGAATATCAAAATCACCCGGCTTGCTTGAGAACAGCATCTTGATTAATTGCCATAATTCTTTCATCATAGCGTTTCTATTTCGTATTCTAGTTTTGTAATATGGTTGTCAATACACATGTTTACCTCGTCATTAAAGTTCGCTATATCCAGTTCCACACATCCGGCACTTGACCGGGCGCTGCTGTAGATACGGACATAGCCTCCGTTATTCAATGTTTCCTTAGCCAGCTTCAGTTTCGCCAGTTCGTCATTGATTCGGCTGGCGCGTTCCAAATTCTCAATCTTCATGTTGTTCCTCCTTCTTTTTATCCAGATAATCATTCAACGAATCGGCCAGCAAGCCGGACAACATAGGGGTAGAACGTCTTATGATATCCACCTCCTCTTCGTCAAGTTCCACACCATCTACAGTCGACTTGAAGATTTTCTCCGCAAGGAGATGCGCCTTCAAGCCCGCTACGTTCTTATATATCCAGTCACCGAAGGCCTCAGTGATGTTACTGGCTATAAGCTTTTCTTTTTTTATTCCATCATAAATAGGAAATTGTGCAAAATTTATTCTCATACTTTATATTTAAATTATCCGCAATAAAACATAACCCAATAATTACCCATACACTTAATGAAGCTGGATGCAAAATCCAAATCAATATAAGACACCTCCTGTCCTCCGGGAGCAGGCAGGATCCGTCCTCCTGTCAATCTTACTCCGCCGCTCATACGTTTGAAGTATATAGTATGTCCCGGAACATCCGGAGGAAGCGTCACTTCTATATTGTCTCTATTAATAAACATCACATTATCATCGTTGTTGTTCAATGAAGCTTTGACAGAGATATTCCTCCAGTTGCCAACTATGCCACGAAGAGAAACATAGCTGTCATTGTTCGGATGAAGGAAAATGTTACCTCCCTCCACGAATAGAGGAATGCTCGGAGTCTTGATGTGCATCCCGATCATGGCATTTGGACTCTGTATGTCAATTCCAGCATCATACTTAATCCCTTCAATGGTGACAAACTGCGTGTTTCCCCCGATTCTTACGTTTGCAAATGTCCTTTCGTTATAAAACTCAATTTGTCCGGCAGACAAATTGAAACCGACGTATTTATTTGTTTCATTTTCATAAAGGATCTTTGAGGACAATACCCCCGAAATGATGGAGAACGGGCCAATACGTCCTTTATCCGCCGTGATTGTTCCTGTAATCTCTGCTAATTTGCATTTAAAATACCCGGTTTCACCGTTGATAAGAAGAGTTTCACCTTTGTCGTTAAAAGACTTGAGAACCTTGTCTTTGAACATGAAGCCGGCTACATTCGCACCATCGGCAAACAGAGTGTCAGTAGCGATATTCACAAACTTCTGCATAGCTTCCCAGTTCGAATCCCCGTTGGCTGATGTGGGTGCAGCGGTAACGGAAGCGCCGTAATTCTTTACAAGGAAATTATAATAAACTCCCCCTATCAGATATATGACCTTATCCCGGTAATCCGCATTCCAGACATAAGTCTGTCCTGATGTGAATACACCTCTGTCACGGGGAAACGCCCCTGTTGCTCCGGTTGCTCCTATGGCACCATCATTAGCAACACCCACCCCTTTTTCAGCGACAAAATTATTATTCCATGCGTTCGCGTCCGATGCGGATTTATAAGCCCGGACGGCAAACTGAGTGTATCCGGCTGTCGCAGGAACGGATATCTGATTGCTTAGGGTAGCACCTACGTGAGCCAGCCAGCTTCCGTTGTATTTGCGTGCAGCAAGATAGAACCTGTTCGTATCGCTCACATTACCGCCTACATTCTGTTTCATGGTAACGACAAACGCTGACGGTGACGGTGTGCCCGTACTGGTAAAGTTTATTGTGCTTACCGGGCTGTCAAGCCAGTACGAAGCGGACGGTTCGACACCGGAAGTCATTTCCTGCCAGTCGGAGTTGACAGCCTTGTCCGATCTCTTCCCGGCAAGTATGTAACCGCCATCCTTCTTCCTTAGATAACGTCCACCTCTCACACGAAGAAGCGGAAGTGGCGGATTGGATGTTTGAACCTTGCTTAAGTAAGATCCTCCGGCAAACGATACTGTGCTGTTTTTCGCATACGGAGTATTGGCGGATTCCCAATGACCGGCTGCTGTGATGCTCTCACCGTCAGCACCATCCTTTCCGTCAGAAAGCATGGGAACGGTTTCAACATCCACTATCTGGTCATCCACGTAAAAGATAAACTTCAATGTCTTCGTGAAATTTCCGCTTGATATGGCTGGATTGTTGTTTATGGTAGTTTCTGCCCCACCGTCTATGCTGTATTTCAATGTACCGTCCGTTGTGGTGGATATCACACCTCCTACTGACTTTTGCCTGTAACATGAAACGGAAGACACGCTGTAGTTCCCATTCTTGTCCTTGCTTACAGAAGTGGCAGAAACGATAATACTGTATAGCACGGCATCTGAACCGTCCGCACCTCCACGGACCCCGGCTACAGTGAATGTCAGATCACGGGAATACTGCTGCCCGTTCTTTGTAGCCCTGATTGTGATCTTCACCGTGTTTGTCGCAGCAAGAGTAGCTCCGGCAGATACCGATATTGTCACCACTCCCGTATTCTTGTCTGTCGCACACAGAAGATTTGTGTCAGGTGTACAGGTGATGCTGTCAAGCGTGAGCTTCTCCGTTCCATACCACATACTGACAGTTGTATTCCAAGTCTGTGAGGATACGACCTTCCCATCTGAAGTAAGGGCTGCATTGACCATCTCGTTATCGAAGTCCGCCATGATGGCATTCTCCCCGTCCTTACTCCAGCGATGCACCACGGCAGGAGTGCTGAACTCTGACCATACACCGTTTTCCTTGAAACGCTTGCAACCCCATTCAACCTGATGATCAGCGTCCACTCCTACAAAATCATCCGTCCAGCCTTCAGGGATATAATCATCCTTCTGCTGGCTGTCCGGTTTTGCCGGAGGATTGTCTATGATATTGCCTCTTGTGTAGATATACTCATAATCCTTACCGTCTTTTCCGTCCGATATCATAAGCTGCCATCTTCCGTCCTGATAGATGTAGGTAGCACGATCAGTCGTGTTACGGTATGAATCACCGTTTTTCGGATTGGAAGGAGCCGTGGCAAATTCACCTAGGAAGGTGATGCTCTCGCCTTTTAGCTCACGCCCGTCAAGCAACATATCCCAATCCTCGTTAACCTCCCAGTCAGCAGGTTTCCCGGCAAGATAATAACCACCGTCCTTCTTTCTTAAGAAATTGCCACCTTTGACACGCAATATTCTGATGGGAGGATTGGAGGTTTCCACCTTGGATATAAAGATACAATTGGCAAGAGTGACCATTGTATTGGCTTTGTACGGGGTTTTGGCGGATTCCCAATGACCGCCACCTATTACAGACAGACCCGGTTCACCTTTTTGCCCTTCCGCCACTTGTTTCAACCATGCCGGATTAGCATCAGAAGGTTCTGTTGTTGTTCCGTTATCATCAACACACAACCACAAAGCCCCGTTATGTGACACCCGGTCATAGTAGGCGTACTTACCTGAAACCCATTCACCCTTGTCCAAAGGTACACGAACCTTGTTTCCCGTTATCTCATCTATCTGGAAGATAAGCCCAGTCAATAAGACCTGTTGCAACACGGCTGAATATTTCTCGCAATCAATTCCGTTAACGGTCATGCCCTTTTTTTTGCCGAACCACGCAGGCATCTGCGCCGGCTCCGGGTTCCAAGTGTTGGCATTGTCAAAGAATGTAATACAGTTGTTTCCGTTGACTGAATCAATAAGTATATAAGTCTGACGTTCCGGGTCCGTAAAGTTACCTGTTTGTGCCAATACCATCTGCTCGGCAGGTTTCCAGTCAGAATGCCCCGGACGGGGAATGACAGTAAACTTCTTGGCTGTATAATCTGCGGCAGTCACACGGAATTTCATTTCTTCAAAGCCGTTCAGCTTGCCTTCGCTATTTTTAGTCACAAAATAGGTGGTAAGGATATCATCAACAAACTGGCTCAATCCGTCCGCATCTGTCAGATCGGGAGTGATGGTGTAGGTTCCATCGCCGTTATCCACGTATGACAATACGGTACAACCACCACCGGGGGAGTTTACCATACGTCCTTTGAAATAGGTTGTACGGTTATAGGCTATTTCAGGAACAAACAAACGCTTACGAAATACACCGCTTTCCATTTCAAGATTGCCTTTTTCGTCTATGTATCCACCTAATACGCCGGTAACGAAATCACCGAACTTGGCATATTTCTTAATGACAGTTCCGCCAAATAATGATAAAAGAAAATTTGTAGAATCCTCCTTGTCTTTGCGCAAAAAATATTTAGCCAATTCACTTATATTTGCACCTCCCGATATGGCAACAACCCTATCTTTATTGGTTCTTATGTAAATAGAAGGATTATTATCATCATTATGTATGTATATCTCTCCCTCATTCAACCCTTCCAGTCGCTTTTCAAATGACGGGGATATTTTCGGTATAATCGGATTTCCTTCATCATCCGTTTCCGAACCGTACCACAATATCTTTATAGGACGATTTCTAGCCATGATTACACGTAATTTTCATTAACAAAAGCAGCTTTCGCCTTCTTATATTTCAACACATCGTCCTCTTCTGGATTAGTTAGTAAAAACGCGATTCCTGAAGATGAAGTTGCAATCTCAGTTTTGCCTCCGATCCCGGCGATATCATTTTGTCTAGGGCGTAAAGTCACTTTATATATAAACATCTGTTTCTTACCTATTGTATCAATCTTTTCCGGGACAGAATCCCCTTCCCGTACAAACAAATTACCGTTTATGCTGACGTGAGAAAGGCAAAGTACCTTATTTATAAACTCCGCTATATAATACGGAACGCCACAACTTGTCCCGAAAACAAAATCAAATGTTTTATAAGGGAGAGAATACATTTCTATTATTTCCTGCTTCTGATTCACAAACTGTTCGTTTTCAACTTTCAACTCCACCCCATCCGGCTTGAATCCTCCTATTATTCTGAACTGGAACATCTGCCGGACCTCATCAATCCAGAATATATTATCAAACGCAGAATTATTATCTTTATGGGAATATTCAATTAATATAGAATCACCTATATTCTCACACACGCAGAACTCCTCACATTCTTTATCGGCTATAGTTACTGTATATATCCCCTCCGAAGGAGATAATGAGGCATAATACATCTTAATGCTTTCATTTACATCATAAGTGAGCAGTGTTATCTTGGAGGAAATATTGCCGATCTTATCATTCAAATAAGCTGAAGGTTTTTCGCCGTTATCACAAAAGATTTGCAGCAGGATGTTGTCTGACACAGAAAATACTTGTCTGAAACATCCAGCATTTGAATATTTATATTTCAGCGGTTTAAAGAATAACGGACAAACATCTCCGATTGATATCATAGTCTTTTCGTAAGTTTCTAGTAACTTGTGACTTCACAAGCTTTCATTGCAAATATAACAATTAAAATTTGAATCTTTATAACGAATTTAAATTTTTCACGATCAAAGTTACCTTTGAACTTTGTGATTTTGTAAAATTGTAATCAGCCTGCTGATAATATCCCTGTACAACTTTGCCTTGGTATTCCAGTTCAACAATTCCTGTAAGATCTTCCGGGAGTTCCACATCCGAAGTCTCAAATTCCACCTCCGCCACAGTAAACATCCTTTTTGAAAGAATTATATCCCTACTTTCCCCCATTCCATCAATACCCACATCACTATTACCATCTGATGACGCAAAAGTAAGCATCTCAACAGATGAGCCGATGTATGCTTCATTGGCCAAAACCATAGAAGAAGGGGAAAACATGGCATTGAACATTGTGTCAGGGCTGAGAACGCCACCCATAAGATAATCTCTGTTCAATATATACTTAAGTCCAGATGAATCAGATTTCACCCCTACCATAAATAAATCAGTGTCACTTTCGTTGTCTGTAGTATCTTCACCTATCTTGTCAGCAAGGAACTCTATGCCGTATGCGTCCGCACGGTATGGAGATATCATTTCAAGGCTATTGTCCGTCATGGTCACGCCTGTGGTATATTCATTCGTAAAACGGAACTCATCCTTTCCATTAGCCGTGTCGTAATCCTGTTTGTCAAAGCCTATCCGTATCCGAGAATACACCAATGCAGAATTAACCTTCATCTCATAATCAGATAAATCATCTATCCTTTTGACAACATCATCCGAGAAGTATTTGCTTCTATGCCGGAAAGTTACTGTATTCTCGGATATGTCGTAAGCATAACCAAACACATAACTCATCCAGTTTGCAAATTTGGTGAAGGATGTATATATTTTGGCTCCAGGAATCTTACGGGCTGATTCAGCCGCCAAGAGCATACAATTATCAAGCCTTCTATCTCCTGTCCCCTCAATCACTCCAGTCAAACCATCTTTCTCTCCATTAATACTTTTAAGCAATCTGTTCAGCAATGTATCGGGCTTTATAACATCCATCTCAACAGGGTTTATTCGATTTTTCCATGATGCTTTAAAATAACTTGATGTTGAGACTTTGTATGGCAAATCCGGCAATACAGGTACAATCTCTTCTTTCTCATTGACATACATAGCTCTCACTATTATTTTATCATTATGCAAAAGACTTATATTGTACGATTCCGAAACCTTCTTTTCCACTGGCGTTTCTGATTCTGTCGTAAGTTCAAAACTTCCTATCACCGTTTCCGTAGTCACCGCTTCCCCATTACTATCAATCTCATTACTTATCTTCATAATCTGAAGCCTCACACCTCTTACATCATATCCCAAAGCACCAGACTGATATTTCCTAAACACAAACATATCAATATTAAACTCTATATTTATCCTAATTGATTTCAGAGCCTTTATCGAATATACATCATCACCACCTACTGTTTGATCATTAAATTCAAGAGACCCCTTTATTAAGGAATCACTGGCAGTTATATATATTGGCATTGGTGACATTTTCTTGCTGAAATAAACATTAATAAGAGTGTCATCGTCTTCCAATGTATCACCTGTAGGAATCCACTTTGCTGATTCTGAAAGTTCAAGTCCGTCATAAACAAGAGGAATGGGGCTTTTCACCTCTTCGACCGAATATTCATATTGAGTTCCTTTTTTTGACTTTATCATGGACGCCACGCTATCATCCACGGCATTTATCTGTAAGATACGACCATTATCCTGCAATGTAGAAAAATTGAGAGCGCAACTAAACCGTTCATTATACAACCAACTGTTATTTCTTGTACTTATTATTATTGAGGCAGAAGCATTCAAATAATCTTCATCATATTGTTTTAACAGCAATTTTCTAGCATCCCCAGCAAAAGAAAATTTGTTGGAAAATGTACGGATAACACCGTCATAGTCATTTCTCTTGAAACTAGCCTTCACCTCGTCCCAATTTTCAAGATCATCAGTAACCCTGTACTTCAGACCATTTATAAGTAACTCACATCGATAATACATAATTATTTCTTTTTACGATTCAACCCATCGATTTCGTCACATGTCTGCCTTACAAGACAGGCATAAGATCCGGCGGTCCATTCTTTCGGATTGATATACATCTTATTATACTTCCCAATAGCGACAACTTCATTTATAAATCCACGTTTTGTAGGCTTCTCCTTCAGTCCCTCATTCTTTTCCTTACTTATCTTATCCAAATCATATTGTGCACGGGAATTTAATGCGGATATTCTAGCATTCATAGCCATTACATCACCTTTTTTACACGAATAACCTATCTTCATCAGGATATCACGCACCTCATCATACATTTTCAACTTCATCATGTTCTCACATGCCTTCATGCACTCCACGGTCATTGCAAGATTCATACGCTCATTACAATTCAATATCTCAGAGAACAACTGTTTGCTCCCGACAATTTCTACATAGTCATTGATAATTTTTGCCGATACAGCCCCTTTGTCCTCACCGTCAAATTCAATAGTATTGCTATCATTGGTATAAATCTCTATAAAAACGGACAAGGGAAGTTCATATATGTCACTTGTATACCTCATAATCAGATACTTTTTGAAAATTGCTGATAATTGTTTTCTCTTATCGCCTTGGCTAATCTTGCAAATCCTATCTGCTGTGATTTTTCCAGATGCCCTATCTTTTTCTCCAGTTCACTATAATCATTAACTATTGATACAGGAGGAAGATCGTTTTCGCTTCTATATGCCATAAGACCATCAAAATCATTTGCATGAGCCTTTATCCTCTCCATATCCACTGCATAAGGTATAACCTTCGCACCTTTAGGGATGTCAACCAAAGTAGGGACAGACGGAGTAATATACGCTCCTTTATCAGTAACGATTGTTTCAGGAACACCACCATCACCCACTACAGCCAATCCGCCTTTATGCGAATCAGTACCCTTGGCATACTTCGGAATAGGAGTCGCTATAATAGTAGCAAGCTGTATCGCTCCCATAGCACCTAGAGCAGCTATCATAGGTATTGCAGCAGGGAAGCCCAATTGTTTTATCGTCTGCAAAATACCACCTGCTATCTGTATAGCCGCCTCAGCTATACTGGTAGCTTTCTCAAACTTTGCCTGTTTTGTTCTTAATGCCGCTTTTTTCTTCTCCAATTCGGCATTCTTTTGTGCCGTTTTATCTTCCGCCGCACGTTTACGCGCTTCGGCTTCTTCAGTTGTTATAGCACCTCTTTCTTCTAAAGCCTCTATACGGGAAATTTCCTCTTCACCAGCTTTCTCATTCGCTTCCTGTTCAGCCTCAATAGCTTCAATCTGGCGATCATAAATGGATGATATCATTTCACCAATTCCACTAACCATAGAAGCCCACATCTCGGTAGTTCTTTCCATCTTCTCACCGTCTGTAAGTTCTTTCCAAACACCCGATATCTTATCAGACATAATACTGAATCCCTTATCCATCCCATCAAATATACCGGCAAACGGGCTATCGATATCCGATGCAAGATCTTTCAATGCAGAAGAATAACCTTTCAACACTTCAAAATTCCTTCGTGTGATATCCTGTTGCTCTTCCGCTTTTTTCAACTGATCATCCGCATTTATAGAACCTATCTCTGCTTCCATAGCCTTTATGGATTCTCTCAGCATTTCAATTTGTTGCTTGCTTACCACGCCCGATGCCTCCGCTATCTCAATCATTTTTTCAGCAGCATCTATCTGTATCTGTAATTGCTCGTTTGCGGCTTTCCGCTCCAGTTCACGCATGGCTTCATCGTATTCTTTTCGCGATAGCAGCCCTTTTGAATAATTTTCTGTTATAATGTTTTCAAGTTCCTTATATCCAGTACTTGTAGCTGCTATACGGAGAGATGATTGTTCCTCTTCCAGTCTGAGCATCTCATCAGTATACTTTTTCTTTTCCTCGATCCTTTTTTTCTCAGCCTCTGCCAACTTCTTAGCATATTCCTCATTCTCTTTCGCTATCTTCTGCATTCTCTCTTGCCCCAACATTTCCCGAAGTTTGTTCTCTTCCTCAGAATATCCCTTTACAGCTGCTATCTGGTCTTTATATTCTTTCTCTATGGCAGCAAGATTACGTTCATGCTCATCTTTAATGAGAGAAACGGACAAGTCAGCCATTTTATTCCTAAGATTCTCTATGTATTGCGCTAAATCATCCGATGCTTTATCGGCAGAATGAGGATTAAATGTAACATCTCCAATGTTAATAGAACTTGCCATATCTCTACTAGCCTTATCTGCTTGATATAACTGATTTAATAAAGAACCTATTTCTTTATCCAAGTCTTCAACCTGCTTGTTTAACTTCCCATACATGTCTCTAGCTGTATCCATAGCTGCCCCTTGACTGGATTCATATTGTGCTTTCATCTGATCTCTAGCAGATTCAAGTTTCGCACGTTTTTCTTCTTTTTCTGCCAACTGATCTTCCAAGTCTAATTTTTGTTTAGCCTGTTCTACAAGCCGATCTTGCACAGCTCTAGCTTTAGCCGAAGCTAATATGGCATTAGATAACCTTTGATAACTATCAGCCGCTTTACCTGCAAGAATGTTTTCATCACTTATATTTTTAAAGTATGAAGGATATTGCTTTTTCAGTTCCTCAACGGCTTTTTTCCGCTCTCCCATAGGTTTATTCAAATTGACAGCAGCCCTATATAATATATCCAATTTAACAGCTTCATCTTGGGCATTTTTCACACCTTCTTTTTGAGCTTTATTCAAATCCTCCTGAAGCTGTTTTAGATAATCAATTTCTTTTCTCGCATCAAACAGGCTACCCACCCATTTGGTTATCTCACCTCCATAACTCGATAAAAGAGTTATACCAACAACTAAAGCCGTCTGCCAACTAAGAAGGGAACTCAATACCTGCTTAAATACAGGTGTAGCAGTCTGCCCCGATTTCTTAAGAAGTTCATATTCCCCCCTTGCTTTCTTTAACTCATCAATAAATATAGGAAGGTTATTGGATATGGCAAGAAAGAAAGTATTGGCACTAACAGACAAAGCCGGAAGTTCTCTCGCAATCTGTTGTATGGAAACATTAAGACCATTCCAACCCGAAGCATAATTACCCACATTACGTTGGTAATTGCCCATCTGTGCATCTATATCCTTTAATTGTTGATTCAACTTGCCGATATTGTTCAAGATATCCATACCTTTTGCTCCCTCGCGTGCAGCTTGTGAAAGGTTATAATATTCCTTTTCCAACTGAAGCATTGAAGCCTTCATCTCGTTATAGCTTCCTGCTGTGGCAATCGCTACCTGCGTATGATTTCTCAATATCGCCGAATACTGTTTATTCTGCTCTGTCAGCATGCGTAACTGGGATACCGTAGCATCTCTTTTGGACTTGTATTCCTCTTCGCTGATAGCACCTTTCTTATACTCCTTTGATAATTCCCTCAGAGATGTTCTTAAGGTTGAAATTGTTTCTTTGTTATCACTTAACCTACTGTTCAATTCGGAGGCTTGTGTATCAAAAGCCTTTACCGTCTGACGGATTGAATCAAAATCAGCAGCAGTCATGGATATTTTCTTAGATGCTTCTTGAAATGAAACAGAAGCATTTTCCGCATCTTGTGACACGTTTTTCAGATCTTCGGAAGCACCTCTCAAATTTACTTTTACTTCCGTTATTTTGTCTGCTAATGTATTCAATGGCTTTGTAAGAAGCTCTATCTTACGGGAAATATCGGTCAATAACTTTAATTGACTAGCCTGTAATTCAGACAACCTATTTTGAGAAGCATATAATTTGGTAATTGTAGCATTATAACTGTCAACTTTAGACTGGTATTCTCTTAGATTACCCGGCTTAAAATTTATACCATCACTTAATTGTTTTGTGAAATTCGCATATTCGGAAGATGTGGTTTGAATATTAATCCTTATCTCATTTAACTTCTTAACGATGTTAGGATCAATCGCATCAGTAATTTTAAATTCTGCTCCTGCCATGGTCTTTTCGTAAGTTTTGGGTAGTGCATGACTTCATGCACCTTCTAAGAGCAAAGATAGTGATTTTATATTGATATTATGAAGATAAGGAAATAAAAAAGGGAGAAGTTTTTGCTTCTCCCAATGAAAAAGGATTTTATTTTTTTTCTTTCTTTAAATTATCAAATGAAGGAAATTCCTCGCCTAGTTTATCAAACCAACTTTGATATTTTAATTGCAGATAATGATAATATGTTTCAAAATCTTTAACTTTACTACAAGAAACTAAACTATTCATATCACGACTTCCCCACATTACTTTTAACAAATATTCTTTTGCATCACCCTTACTCTTATTGTACAGCAAAAAAAGGAATTTTGAATACGACTCAGGATATGAAGATTCAGACTTGTTATAAGGAAATCTCATTTTTCTTACAATTTCATTTACATTATCAGCCATTCTCCATAGTTTAAAGAATAAAATAATTTGCAAGATTGCAAATATGACCATAATTAATTCTAATACTACCATAATACTTTTTTTATATAGTTATAATAATTTGGTTATTTTCAGCAAAGTAATATACTTTTAAAATCAAATCAAAACATTACGACATATTTGTTTGCAATTTAGAATATTGTCTAAATAAATTACAAACATAGCATTTCAATCTTCATGTTTAAATTTCACCTTCTCGCTTCTTTTCCCAGTGCATACAATCAGTTTGAGATGCTTGCCGTATATCCGTTCAAGTCTATTATTTTGTTCTTTCATTTTTTGAAGTATAATTTCAAGTTTATCTATTGTTTTCATAGTCTTTTTATTCGTGTTGCGAATCGCAACGTTAACGGATGTAAAGAGTCTGCCCACCTCGTAAGCAAGGTGGGAAAGACTTATTAATATGTAAAATCTAAATTAGGCTATCTTCATCAATTTTCCGTCAGAAGGTTTGCCGCCGAACAGGTGATTGATGTATGCAAGCCCTTTCTGTGTGCATAGCACAACCATCACGACAAAGCCCGGATGATTATCTCTTGGGATAGGCTTTTCTTTCATCTCAAAGTAGCCTGCATCAATATATTTCTGTTTTGGCTCATTCCTGTTAGCAAAGAATACTCCTGCTTCACGAAGCTTCTTGAACAAGGTATTTCGTCCGAATGGTAAGCCAAGTATCTTTGCCGCCTATCCTATATCGCACTTGCCTTCCATTGCAAAGGCTTTGTCGGCGAAGTCGGCTTTCGGCTGGAGCTTGGAATTTTGCTGTTCAAGACACTTAATCTTTTCCTCCGCAATCTCTATACGTTTCTGTAGAATCTGCTGGGAGCGCATCAAGATGTAATCATCATCCTTTAGTAGGGCTTCCCGTCTGTTGAACTCATTGATGAATCTTTCCTTAAACTCTCCGGCTTTTGCCCCAGTGTAGCCCATGACAAGGAAACTAAAACCGTCCTTTGTCATTTCATAAGCGGTCTGTTCTCGATTTCTACTATCGATGTAGGTAATAACGCCAAAATTGGCGGCATTAAAACTCGCTGAGCATGAAAGACTTTCAATGTCTCTGACTACTTTACTATGTTCTTTCCCGAACACTTCCGCAACAAGTAACGAAGTAGTCACATCGTTGCCGTTGTTGTTTTGAAATACTAATTCTGCCATAATCTGTGAACATTTAAGATTATAAGAAATTATATGTGGCAACTTTATCAAAAAGAAAGCGGTTGCACTTTACGCTGTTCACAGATGGCGCATTCGCTACGAGAGCAAATACTATAATCTTACGTAAAGGCAACCGCCAATATCCAATAAGGGCATAAAAAAACCCATGTATGATATGAGCAACTTAACCGCTTGCTTAACGTAACGAATGCAATCGTCATCTGTGAACGGTACAAAGTTACGCAAACTTTCCATACTACCAAACGAAAACAATATTTTTTTGAAGGCTTTATCTACCAAACCCGTTAGGGGAATTATCCTAACGGCTGATAATGTGGATAAAAACTCTAAGACTACATCTTCGTGCATCCAAGTACCACCTCCGTTATGTGATGAACCTGCCTTTGATATAACTAATTGATTTTCAGAAATACCATATTTTCTTGTAATTGCGTTAATTAATTGATTTGTAGCAGGTAAGGACAAATAATCATTGGGACGCTTTCCGTAGATTTTAGCAAGCTGTGTGGCGTTAACCATAACATCATCTTTGATGTCAAAAAGTACTTCGTTTCCATTATAGGAGAAAGTCTTGCTCGTTTCGTGAGCTGACGCAATCTGTACGGTACTATTATTCCCGTTCAAATAGATTTCATTTGGTTGTAGCATGAAATGAAATTATTTGTTATTAAATAAAAAAGCAGACAAATATCCTAGTTTGCTACAACCTACCATTGCCATTGGGCGATGATACACGGATATCGTCTGCCTATATTTTAATATATAAGTTTCCTTACGGGCATAAAAAATCCCATTGGCATATTTAATAGTAAGTTGTAGCACTACAAAGGTACAACATTTTTTCAAACAAACAAATAATGAAAATATATTTTTCATTGTTATTTTCACACGCATAATATCCATCTTTCTAATGACTTTCAACACGCCACAATATGCCTTACCTGTAATTTCTGCAATTTGCAGTGAACTTATTGTTCTTTTTTCGCCATTTTCCCCATCAATAGGTATTAACTTATTAAAATTTTCCATATCTTTGCGATATAAGATTAATATTGTTCCCCGTTGGCGGCTCAGTCACTTCCGCCTCCGGGGATTTATTTTGACTGATTGTAGCAGGTGAGGGATCGAACCTCATTGTGCCATTATTCACTCCTGCTTTCCTCCCTTATACTATCCACGCTTGGAATTGTATAAAAAGAAAGTTCCGTAATAGGTGCAAGCTACTACGGAACAGTCATATATAAACTCCAATAGGAGAATATTTAATCAACATCAAGTAACGCCTTGCACTTGTTACAGATACAAAGGTAAATGATGTTTTTATCTTATACAATGGTATGAATATTAAACAAAAGACAATATCAATTAATAGTAATACTAAGTAACGCATAGTAATATATAGTAACGCAATTATTAAATATTACATTCACAATTTAGACAAAATCTAAATTACAACATAAATGATAGTTTTGTTTTTCAATTAAAAAATAAATATCTTTTCGCACAAGACATTTGAGGAAAAATCAATATTTACATTGGGAGAACATTGGGATATTTCCGGTAATACAATTTAGTCAATGTAGATTTAAGGCTGTTATAGTCTTTGATAAAGCCTAAATCTATCCATTGAGCTATCTGTAATTCTAACTCATATAATTCGCGGATTTTATCTTCATCGCCAATCTTATTACGCATTTCTGATTCATGTTTGCCATAAACTATGATGTTTAGAGACTTGGCTAAGTCCTTAATCTTTTTCTGGAATATATCCCCAGGGAGTATTGAACAAACGGCATGACACATAGCAGGATAAGCATCTCCAGCTAAATTACGGTATTGAATCATCTCATCATATACGAAGCGTATTACCTTTACTTCAAAGCGAGGATTAATCCACATGGCAAATTTGGTAAATAAGAAAGGATGCTCCATACTTCTTCTTTAGGTCTGCCAGCTTTACCCTTCTCTTTAACCTTACTCTTCTTAACTACCTGATTATCAATTTTAGGGGAATTTTCCCCTAAACCATTTTCACGTTCTTCAGCTATGAGCGCTTCTATAAAATCTCCAGTTCTTTTAGCCAAAAGAAACTCATCCATTTTTCTTTGTTCATTTCCTTTTACTGAATTCCATTGACGTAACAAGTCCCCACCGTCAAAATAGCCATCTTTTGTTCTCTGACTAACTGTAAATTCACCCATTGGGCGAATCATGATTTGATTCGTTTTCATGTCTTTTCGTTCACAAGATGTTCCGTACATCTTAATACGGGATATAAAAAATGCGGCAACCGATATAGAGGAGTCGGCCACCGCATCATATCCATTACTCTTAATGAATATATAATATCTTTCTATGCGAAACCTCTATCTATCGCTGTTGCTAAATTAATAAATAATACGGGAAACGCCAAAATAATAGAATGATAAAAATCACCATTTTACGGAAATATGAATTCTACAAACTCACCCGACCAGTTTTCACCTTCACGACAGAACTTATACACATCTCCAACCTTGTATAATATATAAACACATTCATCCATAACAGCAGCCTTCTCTGCGATTGAACGCATATGTTCCATCTCCCTCATTGATTTATTTCCTTGACACAAGCAGTTTTTCATAATTCGCACCTCCTTATAAATTTATCAATAGAGGGCATAAGCCTGTACGTAACATAATGCCTCCTTGCTTTGGAGCTTACCTTGAAAATTTTATAACCATATTTCTTCTCAATATCAGAACCAAAAGAAACGCCATAGCTGGCAATCCTTATACCATTTGATATTGGTATTGCCGTGATGGAACTATAAAAATCTCCACGTATGATAAGGTTTGGAGTATTGTTCCCTCTTGCAGAAAAACCCAGATATGAAGGTTTCGGTTTCTGTATCTTTGTCTTCCAATTTTTATAGCGTTCGGCGTTTTTCTTCCAATGCTCTCCATAAGTTTTTTTAAAGTATGGGTCCTCTGTATATCCGGGAATTAAAGGACTTTCATCGCCATCAACACCACTATATAGCTGTTCTCGTATATATTCCTCAAACTGAGGAACATCCCTTTCCATCTTATCCCTTATCATTGGCTGAATGCCATCAGCCAATTTCTTCCAACATCTCGCGTATTCCTCCAATGTCATAGCAAAACGGGGGATCAATCTCCCCCGCCTCCTAAATTACTGTTATTGATAATTCTATTATATACGGAAACCAGCCTTGATTTCCGCCTTTCTCTAGAAATGTCCTTCCAGAATACATCTATATTCTGAGCGACAAACTCATCCAATGAAAGTTTGACCACCTCGGACTCTATAAATGTGACTCCATTAATTCTCATTGTACCCATTGTTCAATTCCAATGACCCCATTAGCCTGTAAAATAGAAGGAGATTTAAGCACCGGCACACCTCCTGTCGCTGTAAGCACACCGTTACTGTATTCCAGTGCTGATGCACCAGAAACGACCGTTGAAGCCTTCTCAGACAATATAGATCCATAATATGCAGTAAGATCCGTGCGGTCATAATGATCCACGAGCTTATATGTATTTTCAGGAGATGTCATTTTGACAAACTCAACGTAATTCAATCCCTTGAGAACATTTTCCAAATTGACACCCGCTTGCTTTACAGACATGTTTTTCATCATCTTCTCGGTATCGGAATACATCGCATTAAACGCAAGATAAGCCTTCTGACCGCTTGAATCATAAGCCTGTCCTGTAGGGTAAACACCAGATAATGCAAAACCCGCAAGTTCATCTGTCCCGTCATCTTCTCCGTAGATTACATTATTCTTGTCAAAAACATACATATCAAACAATGTATCCTTGTTGGCTACAAGATTAGCTTGTAAAGCTAGATTAAACTTACGCAACGTGAATGTATCCGTCCTTGCCGAATAGCCCGTTATTTCCGACCCGGCATAACCATTTTCTGTTGTATTGGGTTCACCGCCGCTTACCGCGTATTCCGAAAATCCTGTAATAGGATAAATTCTGTCCGGATAATCAGCATGACAGGCTTCCTCCAAAGCCTCAGCAGTCAATTCTTTGGGCAGTTTTTTGCCATGAATGACCAATATAACACCTGCGACCTTGTCCGGTTGCAGGGGGCAGTAACTCATTCCAGTATTAAATCCGGACGTGCTGCCGCACTCTCTAATATCTGTTCGCATAACAATTCTGATTTTTAACTGTTAAATCCAAATTCTTTATTTCAATAGCATCTATCTTTTCGCCAACTTCCTTACCGTCAACATCAACAGCGCCACGTCTTCCAAAACTATAATTTTCTGAATATGTATGGCTTACAATACCGGAGTAACCGAAATCAAATTTATCACATTTTTTTAACTCTTCTATGAATCCGTAATACAAAGGTCGAAGAATACCTTCAAAAGATATCTCACGACGTTGTTCATTTGTATACTTTTCCAGTGTATTGGTAGCGATTATTATGTTTACAGATGCCTTACAAAAATAATTCTCACTATCCCTTTCCTCGTCTAAGGGAACATACAGCCCTATCATTGGGAATTTTCCCGATGCTGTCACCCTGCTTTTCCCAAGAAGAAGAAGTGTTTCCCTTATATAAGAACTGTCACCATATATGTAATTTATCTGTTGATCCATTCTTTTTGACAAGGAAGCACATACATCTGATATTATATCAATTATCATAACCCAAAGGAATTAATTGTTTCCATCAATTCGAAATCGGTGGCGATATCCGGATAGTCCGCATTATTGCCTTGAAGCCATCTCACAAGTCTGATATTCATTCTTACCATGTCGTTCCATGCAAACATCATTTTCCTTTCGGGACTTACAAGACGGCCATCATCTCCATCAGCCTTCACTCCTGTAATAGTCGCCTGAGTGTGATTATGTCTCAAGTAATGGAAGTATATATAGTTGGCGATGGGGGATTTGGAAATCTCCCTATCGCCATCACTATATTTCATGACAAGATGCGCTATAAGATCATCCCATCTTTTTTCCTTAGTTTTTCCATCGTTGGAAATATAGGATGAGAATTCCTTATACAACTTTTCCCCTAGGAGCTTCTCTAAATATTCCGGCTCATATTGCATTACAAAGCCTTGAAGGCTGTCAACAATTGCCTTATTAGTCTCAGAAGGAGTATGTATATTCAATACTGCACCTTCGATATCAAGAATACCACCTTGGAAAAAAGTATAATCCACCAACATTACACAATATCTTTGAGGTTCTTCTTTTTATTGAACAAATCTTCAGCACCGATTTTCTTAGCGTCTTCCATCAATTCCGAAGGAACAGTGGCAACACGTCCATCTTGGAAGAACTTACCTGCAAGTAACATATTAACACTTACTTTATCACCTTTTTTATAAACGGCCCCGTCCTTTGCGAACTCAACCTCATAAGTTTTAGTCAAATTTACTTTCATAATGTTTAATAAATTTATCCGCCAATACCGGCAGGGGTTATAGCTTCAATAACGGTCGCAATCTTATCCTTGACAAATGCAGTTTTATATTGCTTTTTAATATACACCATAAGACGTTTTTCACCAAGGATAGTCACCATATTTTTAGTGAAATCATCATTTTCCCATCCAAGTGTAATGGTAAGAACCCATACATCACGGATGTTAAGATAGTTAAAATCGCCAACCCAAATATCACCTTGTTTGATTGCAGTGCTGGTTTCCACTTTCAAACCTTGAATCAGTTCATCACCAATACGGAAAGGACGGAGATATTGTCCATTAACATCCTTAGTCAACTGCATCTGTGCATAGTCAAGAGGATGCATAAGCACAAGGTTTGGACGATAAGCCATATTGGACATTGATACAATCTGTGTATACATACCAACAATAACATCATAAGTGTTGGGTTTCTCTACTTTCAGAGCTGTCAAAGAGAATGTAGGTATATCACTCCCAATCCCTTTAATCTGACCGCCGGAACCAGTACCAGACAGAATACCTTCTTCTTCTTTCAAACCAATACGATTGATAATCTCAGCCCTAACCTCCGCAACCAACTGAGGCAAATCAGATAATGTTTCTTCGGTTACTTTTGTGCCAAGAGCCACTTTGCCAGCATTGATAGTAACTTCTGCCAATGTACCGCTCATCATAGGCTTAAGACCGCCTTCTGGAACCCATTCGGCTTCTTCTTCACCCGGATTGAACTCCGCATAAGTCAATGATCGTGTAGATATTGCTGCCACATTGGCAAATTTACGGATTACAGTCTGGGAACGTGGATCAACAGATAACTGACTATCAATTGTCATGTTATAATGTGGTGCCACACCCGTACTCTTCAAGGGAACAACCTCCTTCTTGTTTATAATAAGCGTAAGGCTTTTCTTAAAACCGGGGGACTGCTTACAAGCCGTTTTCAAGTCCACAGTTTTCTCTCCGTGCTTGCCTACTGTGATGAAATCCTTCAATTGCTCTTCAATCTGCTGGTCTACAGACTTGAACACCATTTGCCCGTCTTCATTCTTATGCATTGCACCTTTCATGCGAACGATTATCTCTTTCATCTCACCAAGTTCCTTACGCACTGTATCCAATTCCTTTTCGGAATCTATCTTTTGAGAAACCTCATTTAATTTATCCTCAAAAGTTTTTTTGTCGATAGTATCGTCCATGAAATCGCCTACAGTAGCGTTTATTGCGTCCTGCAACGCCTGTAATGACTTCACGGAAACCTCATCCATTACCGACAAATCAATTTTGCTTAAAAAGTCAAATTTCATGCTTCTTTAAGTTTTAAAGGTTTTGTAAATAGTTTTATTTTTTCATCGGCTCCCTCTTCATCAAGTGGCTTGTCTGCCGGCTTGTATCGAGCGAGTGACATCGCTTTTCTTACTAACATTTGGATTTCCTCCCTCTTTCTTATCGGAAGTCCTTTACATACATCACTTATTTCAACCGGAAGTGACTCCAACGCACTTTCATATTCTTCTGCCGATTTCAGACCAAGATATTCAGTTTCTCCGTTACATCCTATGGACACTACGGATATCTCATACAGAATGACTTCCTTTACAACCAAGCAATCACGTTCCCTGTCATATTCACATTTTTCCCATACATAACTATAACCTATAGAGAACTGGTTCAAAGTGCCACTTTCAAGCTGCTTCAACGCTTGATTTCCTCTTTCCACATCATCAATAGACGCTTCAAAGTAAAGCCCTTTCTCATCTTCTTGCAGAAGCGTAATGCGTCCTATAGGCTCATGCATGTCATGCATCCACAACATGATAATCTTATCATTAGCAGAACTTCCCGGGCCTCTCTCCTGTATGCTTTTTGAAAAACAACCTTTCAGGAGCATGTCACCGGACTTATCAATGTTATTGAAAACCGCAGCATAACCACTGATAGTTCTACTGCCAGAATCATATTGTATCTCCTTTGCATAAAAAGCTAAGGATTTATACTGCTTCCCCAACCTGTTCTTGTATTTGCTTGTCTCCATCATTATTTATTTCACTTTTAAATTCTCCCTTAGGGTTATCAGGATCAATATCTGTAAAATTGGACATTTCGGTTCTTGCTTCTTCAAAAGTAATCAGCCGATTGTTATACAATGAAGCTACAGCATTAGAGGCTGTAGACAAGGCATCCGCCAATTCTTTCATATCCTTTTGAAGGCAAGGGACATGAGTGAAGTCCATTTTGATTATTGCCCTGTCCTTACATATAGCATTAGTCAGAACCTCTGTTATAGATTCACTGTCAGGGATAATAAGATCCTGATATGCCGCTTTCTTTGCTTGAGAAGAGTTATCATAAGTACTTCCTTGTATAATCAGATTGGGGTCAAAGCCTATCGTCTGAGCTATCGCTTCCAAACACGCCTTATCCTCCTCATGAAGCTTCAATTGGTCTGTATTTGACCCCAATGTAATCCACCCTAGTTTCTTAGGAGTCACCATGATTTCATACAACTTATGCACTATACCATATTTCCTTTTGAAATCATCCTGCAATTTCTTGGATTCAGACGGAGTAATAGCTGCATTCCCTACGTCAGTCGTATCATTCCCGTATAGTATCCCTTTAGGTCCTCCATTAACAATAAGGTTTCCTCTCCCTATCAGTTGAGCCATATAGTTTCGAGTATGAGTAGATAATGCGTCCACAGGGGAGTGGAAGGTAATTCTCCCTCCATTATTACTTGGAATATCCATTATCGAATCGTATATGACAAAATACTCCTCATCACCAAGTTCTATATTCTCATTTCCCCAACGTATATATACCTTACTAGCAATTGAAGAAAGCTCTGTTTGAGTAAACGGGCCCTTACCGAATGATTCCATGTAGAATAATTCGGGAGGTATTACCATCATGGATTTAGGGAGATCAGACTTTAAAGCTCTTAGTGTATAGACAGGGCAAAATCCGAAACACTTCAAAGATATCTCAATCTGCTTTATAAAAGAACGCCCACTCTGTATCACATTCGGACGATTCAAAAGAGTCACAATGTCTTTAAAACTCCTCTTCTCGTTTCCGTTAATATCCGTCACATAATACCGCCCATTCTGCATCATTCTTCCGCAATGATCTAGAACCATTGCAAACGGCCAACATTCATGTAAGGCTCTTGATTTCCCTTCAACGGTCGACATGTCAAAATCTATATTCCCTCTATTGTCAGAAAACAGATTTTCCACCCATTTAGGAACATAAATAAAATTACCACCATCATCTTTACCATGATAAGTAGCATCACTATACATATCCTTATTCGACTTCTTTAAAGAAGGTATCTTAAACCAGTGTCTCATATACAATTGTTTCATTGTTCAACAATAAAGGCAACCGCCGTTATAATACAGCAATTGCCTCCACAGTGATCACGTTCTAAAAGTGGGTATGGTGTAACTTCACACCATGAAGGCTATTGCCTGCTACAAAGGAACAAATTAATTTATTTATTAACAAACAATTTAAATATTATTTTTGTTTAATCTAAATTAAAATAACAGATTATACAACATATATTTTATTAACCTTTTTTCCATGTGGATACAACCTGTTTGATATCTTTGCTATTGTCTTCTTGGGAAAATGGGATAGAGAGTAGGGCGTGGATTGAACGGCTGCTGTGCTTTTTGCTAGCGGTCGTTCTTTTTTTGTATTCTTATTTGCGAAAGAAAGAAGCAATATTTATCTTTGTGGAAGCGTGTGAAGATGCACGCCACATTGATTATGACGAAAGGACATACTACATATTTGATAAAGCCAAGAGCTTGTTGCGGATTAGTTTCCGTAGCAGGCTCTTTTTTGTTTTGTATAACAAAATAAAGGTTAGCTTGAAAATCGGGTAATCCAAAACGTGTAATTAAAGGATTAAAAAAGGATTGAACTATAATTCTTGTATAATGAGAAAGGAGACAAAAGAAAACATTCAGTATTCAACCGCTGTGGGGATGCTTGTACTGGGAGCGTCCTTGGCTGTGGCTGGCTTTGTGTGCTCGGAACCTATGGGCCAGATACACGACAGTGTATTGTGGTTGTTTGCTCAATGTCTGTTGTATGCCGGTAGTGTTTTTGGCATCAGCATCTATATTAACAGCCGGTTTAATAATTTAATAGAGCAATTAAAAGAAAAGGAGGGAAAGAGAAATGGCTGACGTAAGAAAACTTGCACCGTTTATCCTGAAGTGGGAAGGCGGTTTTATAAATGACCCTGACGATTTGGGAGGGGCTACCAATATGGGCGTAACCATCGGAACTTATGAAACGTATTGCCGGAAGAAAGGCTATCCCAAGCCTACGGTTGAAAGATTGAAAAACATCGCGAAAGAGGAATGGACGGAAATCTTGAAAACCATGTACTGGGACAGATGGAAGGCTGATGAGATAAAATCGCAATCAGTTGCTGATATATTGGTTGATTGGGTCTGGGCATCCGGTGCGCACGGAATTAAGATTCCTCAACGCTTGCTTGGTGTTACAGTGGATGGCATTGTAGGTCCCAAGACCATTGCCGCAGTTAATTCCCCTAATCCCCGTGAATTGTTTGACCAGATCAAGATTGCACGGTTTGATTTTATTGAGGATATATGCCGGAAACGCCCAGCAAACAACAAGTTCAAACGGGGGTGGATGAACCGTATCAACGATATAAAATTTGAGGGATGAAACAAAGGATCTATATATGGATTGCGGTAGCGATAGCATTGCTATTGCTGTTTGGATCATGCCGGAGCATAAGGTATGTCCCGGTGGAAACAATAAGGACTGACAGTCTTTATCTTACCGTGCATGAACGTGATTCCATTCACATTAAGGATTCTATCTATGTAAAAGAGAAAGGCGATTCAGTATTAGTTGACAAGTGGCATATAGTCTACCGTGACAGGACAATTCGCGATACAACCTATATAGAGAAGGAGAAAGAGGTAGAAATTCCCTATCCTGTGGAGAAGGAATTAACATGGTGGCAGAAGACAAAATTAGAACTAGGAGAGTTATCTATAGGTGTTATATTAGTATTGCTAATCGTAGTCATTTGGCTGATAAAGAAGAAGGGAGGTGCAAGATGAGATAGCAACATCAAGTATTATTCGCCACAGGTAGAAGTGTGGCATATAATAGAAAAACTCATTTAATAAAAGTAATTCTTTCAGGGGCTTAGAATCAAAAAAAAGCCCCCAACGTTCAAATAATTATTGCTACATAAAAATTTGAAAAAGCATAAGACACCGTACGTTGGAGGCTTAATATCTTCAACACGGTATCTTATGCTTTGTTTATGTATATATCAAGTTTTTTATGTGGCATGGCAAAGATAAGAATAAAAACTAGAAAAAACATGTGCAAGTCAGAAATCTTTGCCAAAATAATTAATATTGTTTCAAAAGAAACAGAAGTGTCTGTTGACCAAATATTATCGTCTGATAAGAAGATGGAGACAGTGGATGCCCGGTATCTTCTTGTATCTCTTCTTTTCGAAAGTGGTATGTACCCTTCACAGATAGCCGTTCATATCCACAAAACCAAACGTGCAGTTAACTACATGATATCTAATTTCCATGAGAGGATAGAGAATGGGAAAATGATGAGAATATATTGGGATAATATAAAGAATTTGTTGGGAAACAACTGATTCCTCATGAGATATGATATATATACTTTTGTGAACGGTCGATTTTGACCGGGATACAAAATACAAATACTTATGGAACGAACTTATGTTTTTAACCAAGACGGTGGAACCGGCGCAAACAATGGTCTGCTTGCGTCCATTCTTCCGTCCTTGCAGAGCCGTGGAATTGACACAGGCTATCTGATGGGGCTGATGGGAGGAAATGGAAACGGCGGCTTTTTCGGAAACAATGGAGGTTTTCAGGACATCATTGCATTGATTGTGATTGCAGCCATCTTCGGTAACGGAAACTTTGGATTCGGTGGCAACAACAATAAGGGTGCCGATGAAGGAAGAGAAATGATCATGCAGACACTTAACCGGAACGGTGTGGACATTGCATCATTAGCCCAAGCTGTTAACACCTCTTCAGACCAAATCCTTGCCGGTATTAACTCTGTATCACAGGCAATCTGCGGTCTCGGTAACCAAATGGGTCAGAACACCAACAGTATCCTGACTGCGATTATGCAAGGTAACAACGCTCTGACATCTCAGATCTGTAGCTGTTGCTGCGATATGAAACAGCTTGTAACCACACAAGGATACGAGAGTCAGCTTGCAATGTGCAACCAAACTAACGCATTAATCAACACTGCTAACCAAAACACATTGTCATTGCGTGACGGTGCTACTGCCAACACGAATGCTATCCTTGCTAAACTTGATGCAATTCAAAATCAGGCATTGCAGGACAAAATCGCATCTCTTACTGCGGAAAAGGCTACTTTAACAGCCGAAATATCCCAGCGTAATCAGAACGCCACTATCCTGAGTGCAGTAGGACAACAGATTGCTCCTTTGGCAGCCGGATTGCAGGCATTACAAAGCGATGTTGATGGAATCAAATGCAAGCTCCCCAATACTGTGAGTGTTCAATACCCCAATTTAACCGCTATTAATACAGATTGTTTCCGTGCAGCCGCCTACGGTGCATATATGGGTGACGCTGTATACGGACGTAGTGGATGTGGTTGCAACAACTACTGGGGTTAATCCGGTAAGAAAGGAGGTAGATATGTGGCCTAACTTTTTTACAGGATTCCCATTCCCATCAATCGGAAGAGCAAA